ATATTATCGTACCGCTTTCCATCAACTGGCTTGATGATAAAACAGTATGGTGACTTCATTAAAAATCTATTTTAAACTCTATTGATGTTGGAACGTTACTAGAAAAAGTTTTCCACTTAATTATTTCTCCAGACTTGATTATCCATATAGATATTGATCCAGAGTCGTCCTTTAGTATGGAATCTATTACCCAAGTTCTATCAAGAACTTCTTGCCCTAACATATAGTGCATGCACTTCATGTAGTCAGGACCAATAGACACTTTTCTAATTATATTCACCTGTTTGTAGATTTACTTTAATGTCTCCATACTCCTTGATTATCTCATCCTGATAAGACGATAGATCAAAGGCTGCTGTTTCAAGATTTGAAAGTGTAGCGATTTTTTGGCTTTTAAGTCTATTGAAGGTAACCTCAATATCTGCCAATTGGAACTTTAATTCCCGAAAGTTTGTGTTAAGCTCAACTAACTTAGAGAGCTCCTCTTTTTTTATTTTTTTCATTTTATTAAATTTATTATGCAAATATACTAATTATAATGATATATACCAAGTAGTATTAGAATGGTTATACTGAAAACATACTGGAGTAAATGCTACTAATGCAGTAGGTGCACCAACAAATGTAGCACCAGTAGATATCCATGTTGTAGTAGCTCTTGCAGCTGTGGACATTACTGTGTACTTTATACCATTTAAGTTAGAATTTGCCGCTGGAAAAGTTATTGCAAAACTAGCTCCAGTCGTACCAGTAAAGTATGTGTTTGTGCTAGTAATTGTGGTAGATGTTAGTACATTTGTTGTAACAACTGAAGGATTAACATTTACTATACCACTGTATATTAAGTCAAAAATTGATTGAACAGTAAAATTAAATGTCTCTCCTGTACCGTTTGATCCAATTAATGAAGTACTTGTTGTTGGCGTTGAATTGTTATAGCTATTTATTTTCATTTCCCTTGTCCTTTATATTTTTTTTTATAATTCTTTGATGTCTTTAATTGTGATGTCTTGCTCTTAGCGTGAACGCCAGGTCGACTAATAAATCGAACTATTCTTTTGCTGGACTCTAATTGCTTTTTCATTATTACAAAGTTACATTTTTTTTTTGTTACTCTTTTATCTCAAAGTGCATGTAGTCGTAGTTCTTTTCACGACCTAAAGATATAAACCCATGCTTGTAGAAAATATCTATCATTGGCTTGTATTCAGGTCTTGCAAATCTTGCAGTCTTAGACGACTCCTTAAGTAAGTTTCTAGCAGGATCTAGGTCGATGGCTATCCCCCAAGAGTGCATAGACAAAGCGTTTCCACCCCTCATCTTCCTGTAGTTGAAACAGCCACCAAATAAGTCTATTCCTAACTCCTTAATCTTATCGTATCCATATACAGATAGTAGTTCATTAAATACAGCTGTGAAATTATCAGCCACTAACTTATGACACATCATAGAATTTACCGAGCTGTCTAAGTCCCAAGCTATACGCATTGGATATGGGAGCTTAATCTTAACCAAGTAACCTGCACCTGTGATGTTAGCTACACCATATTTTTTTGTTGCCTGTTGCGTTGTCATTTTAGTTTATTTATGTCATCCTTAATTTCCTTAGCTCTCGCAAATAGAAGTTTAGCACTTTGCCATAGGTCCAGATGGTGGACTTGCTTCCATGACTCATTGATCGACATCACCTCGATGCTGGATAACACTAGTGCAACCACCTTTGTCAATATAAATGGTACACTGAAAAAAGTAAGGATGATATCATTGAGAATAAATCTATCAATAAGAAAAAACATTATAACCGTTAATTCGTATAAAGCCAACTTGCTTATAATAGCCGATAGTCTTCTAGATGTAATCTTCTCTCCTAGCTTCTTGGCCTTCCATATTCCAGCAACAGTATCAAAAATAATAAGTACTCCAATCATTAGCAGTATCCCTGATATCGGTAAAAAGAATGCAAGGCAAATAGATATAAGTGTCAAAAGTTGTGATTGTATAGATACTATTAATAAAGATAGCTGTGTTCTCATAAGTCTAATATTTCTTTAGGCTCGTATGGTATAAGCTTTAAATCTTTAAGCCAATTAAATTTGTCATAAATACAATATTCTATTGTATCGTTTAAAATAACCCAATTATCATTTACATCTTGTATAGGGTTAAAATATACATCAACCATAAATTCTTGACCTACTAATAAGTCTTTTTGTTCTTTCGTTAAAATTCCTACTTCTATCATGGATTTGCTCTACCTAAAGTTGTTTGAAATGCTTGTATTCTATTGTATAGTGAAGTACACTGTCCTGTTGTTAATCCTGTGCCAATGTGAGCAAATGCTAACTGTCTAGTAGAGTAAAGGTCAGTAACTGAAACATTACGTCTAGCTGCTAAATATATTGGTACAGAAGCTAAAGTACCTTCTAAACTTGCATAACTTGCAGCAGTTGCATTTACAGCCATTATTACATTAGTTGTATTTATTCTACTTGAAATAAAGTTACAAGCTGTACTTGTTGGCAATGGACTTGGTGCATTAGCAACACCACTATTATGAAAACTATTTGTACTAGACACATTTAAAACAGGGTAATTAGTAGATGTAGCACCACTTCTTACTCCATAAATTACTCCACTTGACATAACATTATTAGTCCTTGAATAAGCAGAAATTGAACTATTGCCTGATGCCCAACCACTTGTACTTGGTGTAAAATTAGTATTTGCATACGTATCTGTGCCGTTTGGTTGTATTCCAAAGTCTGAAAATACCCAAGTTCCACCAAACACCAATTCAAATGTTGCGGTATTCTTTAAATTATATTTACAACTTGTAGCAGACCCACCTACAAATGGATAGACAGCTAACATTGATGTCCATAAACTATCTGACTTCAATCCTATCACTAAATCATTAATAGCTGTTTGTGTGTTGCTAACAGTTATTGCAGCAGTAGTAACAAAGTTCTGAGCATCTAAGTCATAAATGTATAAGATATTGCTTTGGGCATCTGTTGAGCCTACTGAATTAGTAGCTGTTACTACACAAGTTATATCTTGTCCTGCATCAGCTTGTACTAACACATAGCTATCAGACTTAGCCCCTCCTATATTTGTAGCTCCTCTTTTCCATTGATAAACATAACTTACAGGTGAATAAAGCCATATGCCTGTAGTAGATGTTAATGTCTGACCTACAGTTGTAGTACCTGATATATCAGGTGGTGTTGTGTTAAAAGGAGCTTCTTCTGGTGGTGGTGGTGGTATAGGTGGTATTGATCCTGCACCCATATTTCTACCTTTTACCGCTATGCTTATACTTATCTGCATAATTAAAAACTTTTAAGTAAATATAGTTTAATCAATCTATATGATATATACACAAATAGTATTACGCCTAACACAGCGAAGAAATTTACCCACCATGGTATGTACTTTATCTTCTCTGGCTTTAATGTTTTAGTTACCACCTTAGTGTGGTACACATCATTGCCCTTAATCGTCCTATATATTGTCTGGACTTTAGCCTTGGATGTGTATATGTTGTTTTGTAGTTTTGTCTGTAGGCTTATCAGTTTGCCGTCCTTGTCTCTAAGGTCCCCATTTAGTTTAGATATAACATTACCTAACGAGTCACAATAAAGTGTGTCCATTAGCGTTATTGTTTCACCTGGGATTGTTATGGTGGTGTCCTTAAGTTGTATTATAGTTACTGTACTATCTTTTTGCACACACAGTGGGCAATACTTCGCCAGCCTTTTTTCTAAGGAGCATGACGACAACAATAAAAGTAATATAACTAAGTACTTCATTATTACCAAAGAGCTAGAATATTTGCAGCTGTTGTGTTTGTTGAAAAAACTCTAACAACCTGAATAGGAATAAATGTTCCAGCAGCAACTCCATACAATATAACATCGTTACCACCAGCAGTGCGAACTTTTACATTTCCAGCCCCACCTACATAAAGGACACAAGGCCATTTTGAATTGTTTGGTGATGCAGTCTCGTCTCCAGGGTACGCTATGTTAGTAGTATCGTTTGGTGCAACGACCACTGCTACACTAGTTTGTAATTTTAAATTTGCCATGTCTATTTATTTTTTAGTACTTTTTCCATTTGCCCCATTTCGAGCTCTATTTATCGATGGGCTTTCCTTTACAAAGGTACCATTTTTTTTCTTACTTACATCAGGACCTCCCTTGCCGTCAATACCAAGCTTCCTGCGTTCCTT